GCCTTGTCTTTACCAAAAGCTGCTGAAGTATTATTGTATTGCGTCATAAGTTTATCCTTAAGTTCTGTGAGTCCAGGTATTGAACTCTCAAACTTATTCATAGCTTCTTGACCTAGTTTAGCATCTCGCTTACCACTAAGGATAAGACCTAACTTACCAGCACCACCACCGAAGAGGAAGGCGTATAAGAAAGGCTTTGCTAGCTTACGAGATACCTCTAGCGCATCAGCATTACGTTGATGTACGTCACCGTTAATCACTTCATTAGTGAACTCATCGTTACCAATGTAGTGGCAGAGACCTCTCATCTGATTACCTGCTGAGTCGGCACCTACAATCGTAGTACCTTCTTCACATACAAGTAGCGACCTCATCTCTTTACCGTATACAGAGTCTACTGAAGGTAGGTTAGCAACAACCTCATGACGGCATCTAAAAGTAGGTGTACCGATAGTCCACATACGACCGTGAAGACGATTATCAGGTGAACCTTTAACACTATCAATCCAACCTTCAAGAATACCTTTTCTAGATCTGACAGTGTAGTATTCGCTAACCAGCATAGCATCAGGACCAAGTGTTTCCAGACTACTTTCAGTAATCTTAGGGGACTTATTAACAAATTTACCATTGATCCTTTCAACATTCCATTCATCAGGTACCCATCCAATAGAGTATAGCCAGTCTTTTACTACTTCAATTGATCCTACCTTACCTTGTTCAAAAGATACTCGGCAGAAGGGGCCAGCAATAGGTCGATCCCTCTTACCACTCTCTTGTGAGTAACCAAAGTGTTTTACAGTAGCCACTGTATAGCAGCCATCCTTACGCCAAGCTGGTTGCTTAACATCGTCAGGCTTATCAATCTTAATACAGCGCATACCGATCTTAGGTTCTAATACCGCCTCAATAGCATCAAGCTTGTTATTGATATTAGATAGTAAGGTCTGAGCACCAGCCATATCGAACATCCAACCTTTATTTCTAATGTCGGATTCTATCTTAGAGAATTCCATCTCTACTTCGATACCCTTCTTAAACGTAGGATGCTTGCGTAGTATTTTGGTAGACTCTTCGACAAGTTCTTTATAGACCTTGACGTTTAATTCTACATCTCGGATACAATATGTAAGCATTTCCTTAGAGTAAGAATCGAACTGATCAAAAGCTATCTTAGGAAATCCTAATCTAGAACCCCATCCTTCTAAGCCGTGTTTGTGTTCACGCTTATATTGATTTAGTTGAGACAGTATCCAGGTATCAATCACTTGTTGATCCTCATTAGGCATCCATCCTGTTAAGTGCTTTAGCACTACAAGATCATAGCCAATAATGTTGTGACCGAATATGATGTCAGCAGTATTGATGAACTCTAGACCCTCTTTGAGCGAGGGAAGTTCGCTATCATAGTCGGAAAACGAGTACACAGTACCCGTATCAGAATTAACAGCGACCATACACCAGATCTTAGAAACATCAGGCATAAAGCCATTAGTCTCTATGTCTACGCATAGCCTTAATTTACTCATAGTATTTTTACTCCATATTTTTCTGCATAAAAGTACTCTAACATACGAGCTTCCATCTCCATAGGTTCAAAACAATACGATTCAAAGTCATCCTTCTTATCGTGTGTTAGCCCCTTAACAGTAAAGCCCTTACGTTTACATAAGAACTGTGCAGCATGAACAAACTCATGGCATAGTACAGACAGAAAATAAGATGTCATATACATATTACTTTCCCAATTGTTTAGGAAAGGGTCTCGTACTTGTATGAGGATACGTCCACAGTCATCTGACATAGTAGTCAGACCTTGTGACTCTGTTTTCTCATCATACTCTACAAGACATATATGTATTTGTATCTTATCATTTGTAATCGGAGCATTAAAACGTTTACTATAGTCTGTTACTACATTAGAGATGAGTTGTTTAATCTCTTTCTCTGCTTGAGGTATACAGGCTACATTAATCTTAATGTTCTTAGGTAGTTTATTCATTATCATTTTCCTGATAGATACGAACATTATCTGAACCAAGGGACTGTAGTTCCTTAGCCATTTCAATTACCATTTCATGGTAGCTCTCTACTTGTTCTTCAAGGTCTTTTACTTTATTAATGAGGTGAGTCAGGTATACACCTAACGCTACCCCACCGATAGTAATTAACCACATGGAATCATTCATAGTAGCCCTGTCATTTTAAGTTCCTCATCAGTAAATAGCTTAGTGTTACTAGGTTGCTCATTTACTAGCACACCTAGCTTACGTAGGTATTCTATTCCTTCCATAGATTTATAATCGTCTCGATAAACGACCCTAGTAATTCCGCTGCTATATATAAGCTTACTGCAATCAATACAAGGGGAGAGAGTACAATATAGAGTAGAACCACGAGTGGAATAGTTACTACCAGCAACTTTAGCGATTGCATTAGCTTCTGCGTGTAACACTGGATTACGTTGTGTGTCATTGTCAGTCCCTTTAGCAGTACCGTTGTATGAGAATGATATGATGTTACCATCTTTAACAATGATAGCACCTACCTTTTTGTCGTCAGCGTAACTCATTTTAGATATCACATTACAGATATCCATATACATTACGTCCCAATCACTCAATGTTTTCTGTTGCTTCATCATAAATCCTTTCCATGTCAGACAGTGTATCTAGAAATTCTAGAAGTAAGCTTGTTGTTTCAGCATCGAAGGGGTTACGAAGTACTACTGTTATTTCTGTGTACCCTTCAGGTGAGGTTTCAATTAACATATGACCCTTCTTTAGGAAAATATTTGTACCACTCTCATATGTTTCTAGCTTGTCGTGATATGACTTATCAATAGCCTCTATATCTAAGTCCCATTGACTTACAAGCATTGTTAACATAAAAGATAGTTGACCTATTTCTGTTTGTAGATTCTCCTTGTTACTTATACCCGTCTCAGGGTGTTGTTGACTAAGACCGAACCTAAATACCTTAGAGATAGCCTGAATTACTTCAGCACATTCTTCTTGGGTGTTTAGTGGTAGGATGTCTTCTATGTTCATATGTTTCCTTTTAGGTCTATTAGGTACCGTCTGTTTTAGCTATCAGATTCAGGATCAAACTCACTATGCCAGTCTTTATATTCTTCTGGGTTAAGGTGTTTAGCATCCTCAATCCCTGCATTTATAGCAGTTAATATACCTAGCCTAGTCAACGCCTCCAACGCCTCTGGCGGGAAGTTGAATTGATAGTCTGCACTACCATCCTCGTTCTCACGGATTAATGTTACGTTTCCTGTATTAATAGTATCAGTCATGAGCTTCTTTCTTCATCGATACGTTCTATTATCTGAGCTAATACTGCTGTCTCAGCACTAGCGTCCTTATATCCTCGTTCGTAAGCATAATCGTTAACTAACTTAGCAAACTTCTTCAACTCTTTACTGTATCCTTGAGACCAATCGACAAAAGCATTTTCAGGCCTCCAAGGTTCATCAGCCCATGTACAAAACCCAGCTTTAATTACAAAATCTTCATATGTTTTCTTATCCAAAATATACCTCCAATAGTTTAATTAATGCGTGACCAATAGATAAACCTATAAAGAACATTGCTACGTATAGCAATATTTTATAAGCTTTCTTTAGTCCTATCTCAAAAGTCGTCAGCGTCTTGTGCATTGATGTGTCCTAGTTTGATTAAGATTTCTTTAACTTGTTTTGGTAATACACCTACTCCATCATAGTCTTTAAGTTTGAAGTCATCATCAAACCATAGACCACCTCCACACTCATCACCGAGATCTTTATGCTCGAAATAACCGTATTTAGCGATTGAATCAATGCAGATCTCGAAAGATAGCGTGTTTAGAGTAGTATCGAAGTTGTAGTTTGCCATTAGTCTTTCCTTAAGTTGTTAGACAAGTTGTAGTACATACCTGAGCGAGTAGCTTTCAGCTGCATGATCAGCATAGTCTCTAGCTCAAGCATTTCTTCATCGGTACCATACGCAAGTATAGTACGGGTAAAGTTAGCTGGATTATTTTCAATCTCTTCAAGAACTTTTTCTGATGAACATATATAGCCGTCACTTGTACTGCCTTTATGTTTACCGATATACTTCTTGTCGTCCTGATCTACCCACATATATACGAAGGCCTCTCCTTCTTCTCTACTAGGTATATCTTCTTCTTTGATTGCTTCATTCTTGTCGTTACCTTCAAGATGATTTACCCAGATATCTTTAACGTATGCTAGCATATGGTCACCCTTAGGTGCTCGCCACATGACTACGAAAGAATCTGTACCTTCATTTTCGCATAGGAAGTCGTATACCCATTTGTTATGTAGACCAGAGTATTCAGTACCATCGATTGTAACCTTGATCATAAGTTTATCTGAAGCAGAGGTATAGGCCTCAACTTCATCTACCTTACATTCAAAGATATCGAAGTACTTGTTACTACCAGCTACAAACTTTGTAATGGTGTTGACAAGTTTCATGTTAATCCTTTAATAGAATTGGTTATGCTCTATATATCTCATTTCAAGATAGTCAGCGAGTTTAGAGTCAATAATAGATACGATGTTTATATTACTATCATCGAGATAAACTTCTTCTAGATTACAGATACCTAGATCGTGATCATAGTCAAAGTTACATTGGGCACGTATGCCAGTGTCAAGTTCCATTTTCATTATCATACTCCATGTTAACTATACGAGGAATCTTATCAAAGACTTCTAAAGCAGTTAGTTTACCTTTGAATACGGGGTTATTAGTAAACTTCTTTACAAAGGTGTTGTACTTGTAAGGGTTGTAGGTTACTACATCACCTTTAAACATTTCACCGATGGTACCAACATCAATTAGTGTTCCAGCTACACCAGCGTGTACGTTCTTCTTCCTTTCACGCAGTACTCGTTGACGACCAGCCTCAGATACTTTAAACTGAGTATGCCCTAGCACGATTGAATGACTATGACCGATAACTTTACCTTTATTAGCGCCCTCAAGTGATTTAACACTAAAGAGGCGCTTGTGTAGGTTGAAGTACACAAACACCTTCATGATTTACTCCTTATTTCCAGCCAGTTTCGACTTTACCAGTGCGATAGTAGTTAGCCAGGCATTGAGCATACCAAGAGATCTTAGTGGCATCTTGCTCTTTAGAATCTTTCTTTCCTAAGCGCATGGAGTACTTATAGATTTGACCTAGCAGATGAGCTTCAACACCTTCGTAACCTTCAAGTAGATCTTTCATCAACTCGATATACTGTTTACCAGCAGCTACACCTTTATAGTGTGTAGGATTGATTTGATCTTTAGTAAGTTCATTAAGGTGTTCAATACTACGCATTGCTTCTTCTTCCTCCTCTTCAATAATAGGTTGATTGTACCACTTGTTAGCAGACTTAAGCCACTTACTAGAGGCCATCTTATCATAGAAATCAGTTTGAGGTGTAGACATCGCCATTTTCCTTTACTTTAGAGTCTTCATACGGTGAAACTAATCGACGGTACATTTCGAGTTTACAATTCTCTAAGGCACCGACTACATCGTTCATAGTTACATAGCGTTCTCCTTTATGTGCAAGATAGTCTAAGCAGACTGTAGTTAGGATATAGTTAAGCTCACCTGAATCATCAGGCATTCGAATAGCATAATCGACGTTAACTTCTGATCGTTGTTCTTTAGTGATATAAGGCATATTAACCTCCTGTGTGGTTTGGTGTTGCGGGGTGTACATAAATAGACTCTTCGAAGTATTCTTCTAAACTTTGACCCATCTTTTCGCAGTAGTCATCATCATCGTAGTCGAGACCATCATATATAAAATCTTCTACCTGATAGTCACCGTTAACATAGTAACCGATATAGTTAGCACCTTGTTCTACGAACGTAGCATTAACTTCAAAATTAAAACGTTCAAAGAGTTCCGTATAGAATTTTATCGGAGGACCCCAGGCAGTATCAAAGTAGATTTCCATACTATCACCATCAAGGAAGAAATCATCTGGTTTAGCATCCCATTTGGTGCCCCATTCTGCTAAACACCAGTCGTACCAACCTGAATAACCGTATTTTTCTAGCAAAGATTTTCTTAGCGCATCTTTTTCATCTGCATCATCACCACCGAATGAACCAGTACGTGGATCGTTTAATTCTGGTGGGATTGGNAGAAAGAAAGANATNAGNNCACCTCCTTCTTTAAGGTGGGTATCAAGTCTACGAATCATTTGAGCACCTTCATGCTCTGTAGCTTCAATAACTACTGCGTTTGCACACCAATTAGGCATTATAGATCTCCTGTATGTCGTGAATGAATTCTTCTGCATGGACTACTTTAAAGTCTTGGTAGTCATAATCATTGAATGTATCGTAAGCAATATTAGCTGCATCGTCTTCATCTTCAGCTTCAATTTCGAATTCAAAGATTTGATTCTCAACTCTGCAGTACTTGATACTGTATGTTTTCATTAGGTTTTATCCTTTAAAAGACACTTTATACCATATAAAGTATATGATTACGATTACGCTAATACCTATCACAAATATTCCTCAATTAAAGTTTCACAAGCTTTGTCTACTGTAGAACGCCATTCAGTAACTAGGGATTCAAAGAAAGGGTGGATATGATCACTCTCTGCTTTGAATGCTACAACGGGTTTACCTAGGGTATGTGCTGCATAGAACACTTCCAT